GTATTAACGTCTGGATTGTCAGTTCTTTCAAAGGAGGTCAAAGAACGATGGAAATTGTTTTGAGTGTGATGTCGCTTATCACATCGATTGCGGCTATCGTAGTCGCCGCAAGCAGTCAGGTGGATTCGTCGTTTACAAAGGATAAATGCGTGTGGCTTGAGCGAAAGTTAATGGAAGCGGAAGACAAGCTGCATGATTATATCTATTACGGAAAGCGCTAACGCAAAGGCCGAAACAATTATCGCGATTCTGGAATGATGCTGATTCTTTTCATTCCATTTCTCCGTATAGTTTCGATTTTCACTATCAGCCTTTATGCGTTCTTCGCGCTCCGTTTTCAAATCTTCGCGCAAGTTGCTTAAGAGCGTAACGCCTGCTCGTAGCGTTTCGTTTTCCGGCGTTGTAAAAATGGGCGGTTCTGGCAAACACATGATTACTCCCCCTTTACGGCAACATCCGGGGATCATCGCTGCGACCTAATAGGTAATCAGCAGAAACCCCAAAGAAATCACATAGCGCATAAAACACGTCAATCGACGGTGCGCGTGATCCAGATTCCAACAATGTATAGGTTGAGCGCTTTATTCCCGAGGCTTCTGCAACGGTTAACTGACTGACATTGCGCTCGGCGCGAAGCAGTGACAACCTCTTAGAAAAAATTTCCTTGTCAAACATAAAAACCTCTTGACATGTTGCTCACAGCAACATATAATCGTGGCAGATGGTTGCTGAAAGCAACATTGCGCGCAGGAAGGAGGGCAACGGCGTTGAGACGCATTGCACAGATGCGAACAGCAAACCATTGGACGCAGGCATATGTCGCTCAAAAAATTGGCATTAGCAGAACGACATATACGCTGATCGAATCCGGTCGACGAAACCCGTCTTACGAAGTTCTGCTGAAACTCGAAGACCTGTTCGGCAAGTCGCACCGTGATCTTATGAAAATTATATAACACCTTCGACCAAAAATCAAAAAAAAATGAGCAGGCGCTCCAACACCTGCTCGGAAAGAAAGGATGAATCCCTCCATGGATAAATTCATTATAACTCAAAAGATGAGAAAAAGCAATGGGTACGCGTCGGTAAACATTCGCGCAGACGTAAAAATGCTGGTCGACGAAATCAGCGAAAACACCGGGGTATCTGTTGGCCGCATTGTCGCCGCGATGATACTTTTCTGCGTAGACCGTTTGGTTATCGAGAAGGAGGAACCCGAAGATGCCCAGAACGAATCTCGGAAAAAACAAGCTGCTGATTGAAACCGAATCGCTTTTAAGGGACGATTTCCCGCTCTACATGCGAATCGGTGACGTGATGCAGGCAATCGGGACGAAGAAAAACACGATTGCGCGAGAACTGGTATCCGGTCTGACCGTCTATCGATTCGGGAAAACCGACAAGTGGCGTCGCGACGACGTTGCACGACGAATCTTTGAATCCGCAACGAGGGGCTTGCAATGAACAAACATGTCGTACCTATCTTATATCGCGCAAAGCGCAGGAAGAAGTATCGCGTTCGCCTTGAAATGACGTTCAAGGAATTCATGGTGTTCGTCGGGCTGTGCGCGTACAGTGTTCTGGTTCTGTGGCTGTACAGTATGGTGACGCCATGATTTATCGCATTCCCATCGATCCGCGCGAAGTGCCGCCAGAACCGCCGACCGTTTATTGCCCCGAATGCGACGCAGAAGACCCGGAATATTTTTACCGCGCCGACGGAGACATTGTCGGTTGCAGCGAGTGCGTGAAAATGGCGTCTCCCGAACGATACGACGCCGGAAAGGAGTGGGAAGCCTATAATTGCCCGTTTTGCGGCGCGGAAGCAGACTATCTGTACGAAAAAGACGGCGCAATTATAGGCTGTCCCGAATGCGTTGACTGTGATTACGATTGACAATGAATTGATCGAAGAAATGAAAGCGCTGCACAACGCCGGGCTTTCATACGGGAAAATCAGCAAAAAAATCGGAATTGCAAAATCGACGGTCAGCAAATATCTCGGAACGGGATACAAAAAAGGCTATACGGAACGCGATAAAAACGCGCTGATAAGAGCGTATGAAAACGGAGAAAGCATTTCCGACGCTGCCGACAGACTCGGAATGAGCAGGAGCGGTGCGGAGTATGTGATCGAAAACCATATTCACGCCGCGAAGAAACGCGAAAGACCGTACATTGAGCCGCGCGAAACAAAATACATCGTGAACATGATGAAGAACGGCGGGTTGTACGGACGCGATTTCAAATTCGACCATTATCCGAACTATGACGATCTTATGATCGTATGCCGTGAAATGGGGGTGAAAGCGACCGATTTTATCAACGTTGACGATTACCGCGCGTCGGAAATCGTCGTAGCAATCATCGATTCGCGGAAGAAAATGCTGATACAGCGCGTTTGCGACGAAGAACCGACACTTTCTGACCTGTTCAAATAAGGAGGAACAATGATTCAAGCGAAACTGTTGCAGGAAACCCGACAACTGAAAGACGAGCGTGACGAATTGGTGGATCACATCCACGCACTGAGGGATGAATTGAAGCGTGCGAATCAGCTTTTGGCGCAGTATGAAACCGATCGTCTTGTATGGAAAACGCGCGCCGAAGAAGCGCTGAAACTGGCAAGAAGTTTTGCGGCGCTTGTGAACGTCAATGGAGAATGAGCGCCTTGTGTGGTTCGTCATAAACCGATTTTTCAAGAAGTACCGCAATGACGATGACGTGATACAGGCGGCGAGAATCGGTTTATGGCGGGCGCAAGAAGGCTTCGACGAAACGAGCAACACCGCGTTTTCCACATATGCTGTCGCGTCCATTCGAAACAATATCATCATCGAACTGCGATTCAGAAGCCGGAAGGAGCCGCAAATCGACGCGCAAAACACGGCGCTTGACAGCACATTGCTTGCGGAAGAATTTACGAACAGCCTGTCTGAGCGCGATGCAAACATTGTACGCGATTTGATGCGCGGATACAAGCAGTGCGAAATAGCGCAAAAAAACGGCGTAACCGGATCGGCAATCAACCGACGCATTAAAAAAATCCAAAGAAAGGCGAAGAAGTATTTTGAAGAAGATTGAGCAGTTTGCGCAGGAAGTACATGCGCTTGCCGTTGAAAAAGGCTGGTGGGACAAAAAGCGACCGATTGAAGATACGTTCGTCATGCTGCACTGCGAACTGTCGGAAGCAATCGAAGAATACCGCAACGGACACGGTCTGACGGAGATTTACTACAGCGAAGACGGAAAGCCGGAAGGTGTTCCCATCGAACTGGCCGACGTCGTGATTCGCGCGCTTGACGCGGCGATGGAATACGGCGATTACGTTTTTACGCCGATTAACACGCATAAGAATTACGCGTCGTTCGGTGCGTTTGTCGAAGCGTTGCATGAAGACACGGTATCCACGAAGTGCGGCGTGTACCTGTTTAAAACGAGCGGAATTAAAAACTACGGGTATTCCGTATTGCTTGCACACGTTAAGCAGTGGTTTGACGCGAACGGCATGGATTTGTGGCGCGTATGCCGCATGAAGCACGAATACAATAAAACCCGTCCGTACAGACATGGAGGGAAACGGCTGTGAGTGGAATTGTAACCGTTAACACGGAGTATCTTAACGACGTTTTGAACCGCGCAAAGGTTACGCGAAGGCAAGCGTCGGGCGAACTCGGACGGAGCGAATGGTATCTTAGCAACTTGTGTCAAAAGCCGCAGGAATCGCGCAGGATTCCGCTTGCGACCGCAAAGCTGTTTTGCCGAATCTACAACGCGGATTTGGAAGAACTTGTGCCGGAGTTGAGGAAAGAAACGCCGATTGAGCGCACAGACGCGGAGAACATCGAGATTATCGCGGAGGTGCTTTGTAAAATCCGCGACACACAGCGGAGAATGGAAATAAAGATCGACGCGATTGCGGCGAAGTTGGGTGTATATCATGGGTGAAGACAGGAAGCGAATCAACAGCACAACCCGCGAAGCACTGACGATCCTTTACGCCGCAGGACAGGCGATTGACATGGTCGCGCCGAAGCTGGAACAGCTTGCGCGTCGCGTGCCGAACGGGTGGAGAGATTTGCGCATGGTGCAATCGAAGATTGACAAGCTGATTGAATCCGCGCTGAACACCATCCCGGTCGAACAGCTTGACACGATGATTGCGCAGATGCGGATTTCGCATTTGCGGATCGTCACAAACGACGTCGGGAAGTCGGACGAGTCAAAGTGGCTCGTCCCGCGCGACGAACTGACCGAACTGGTCGCTGCGATTGTGAACGAAAAGTGCCTTATGTGCGACAAAACGGACTGGTATAACTGCAAGCTGCGGCGAATCATTAGCGATTTACCCGTGGACGTTAAAAATGTGCCGAATGGCTGTTGGAGGGACGAAGAATGAAAAGATACACGAAGGCCGACGTGGAAAACTTTGAACGCTATGAAGACGGGTGCTTGATTTGCCCGACAGGTGATTACTCGCAAATCCGAAAATTTGACGAGCGGTGTGTCTTTGGAGATGGTTGTATCTTCGGCGCGGCGTCGAACTTCGAATTGAGTTCCCGCTTCGGAAAGTATTGCGTCTTCGGCGCGAATTCCGACTTCGGCGTGAAGTGCCGCTTCGGCGAGCAGTGCAGTTTTGGCAGGTTGTGTAACTTTGGCGCGTGGTGCGACTTCGATAATGGTTCCGCCTTCGGCGAGAGTTGCAGTTTTGGTTGGGGTTCCAGCTTCGGCAAGTATTGCAGTTTTGCTGCTTATTGCCGCCCCGTAAATCTGTGCGCATTCGGCGCGCAGTGTATTTTCGGAGAGGGTTGCCGCTTCGGCATGGAGTGCCACTTCGACGAGCAATGCAGCTTCGGCGAGAGCTGCGTCTTCAACGACGGTTGCAGTTTCGACGAGCAGTGCAGTTTCGGCGAGTGCTGCATCTTCGGTGAGCGATGCAGCTTTGAAAACTTGAAAGTGCAAAACGGTGTTTATTTTGCATGTGACAGGATTGGCAGCGAACACAGAAAAGCATACTTTTTCCGCGACGACCACGGTGAAATGTATGTCCGTGCGGGATGCTGGTTCTCTTCGCTCGATGCGTTTGTCGAGCGCGTGAAGAAAGCTCATGGCGGCACAAAGTATGAGAAAGAGTATCTCGCGGCGGTCGAGCTGGCGAAAATCGTACTGGAGGGATGAGGACTAATGCTGATTGAAAAAGCTGACATGCTGGACGCGCTGCTTGGTAACTTCTCCGGGATGGACTTGCTGAGCGATGCGGTGACGGAAGGAAGCATCACGCTGAGATATGTGACGGGATGGCTCGACGCGATCGGCTCGATGATCGACGCCGAGAAGAAAAAACAGGGGAAGATGGAGGGTGAAAGCGATGAGTGACTATATCGAGCGCGGCGCGCTGATGGACAAGATCGAAGAGCAGCTTGCATGTCTACGCGAGGTAGACAGGAACTACTACGCCTATATGAATGGATACGAAGATTGCTATTGCGAAGTCAAAGAGGCGCCCGCCGCCGACGTTGCGCCCGTGCGCCATGGGAGGTGGAAATACAAACGAACGACGGAAGACGGCTTTGCGATCGTGGAATGCACTGAATGCGGCGAGGAAGCGTTTGCGATTGCGCGCTTCGTAAAAGAAAAAGATTACTGCCCCAACTGCGGCGCGAAGATGGACGGAGGTGATGACGATGCGGCTGATTGACGCGGACGCGCTCGGCGAAAAGCTCGAAGCGCTTATGAAAAAATACGCGGCGATGGGAAAAACGAACGTCGCGCAGGACTACAATTTCGTGTTGACCGTGATTGATGGTGCGCCTACTGTCGACGCCGTCGAGGTCGTGCGGTGCAAAGACTGCAAGTGGTATGCGCATGACGGTGACTATGCGTTCTGCGACAACTACAGTTCACTGATGGATCACGTCGGCGACGAAACGTTTTGCAGCTACGGGGAACGGAGGGAAGACGATGAAGCTGATTGACGCGGACGCACTATTGGAACGCATAAAAGAACGTTTGAATGCCAGCCTTGAAGAGGGATGCAGCGAGATTGCGATAGGGGCGTTTGCTAAAGCGGCTCTGATGGTTACGGAAGCGCCGACGATAGAATGTGTGGATGAAGGCTATCTCCAGTGCTGGTACATGGATTCCGTTATGCCACACGATGAGCCTGTGTGGACGGACAAACACATTGAAGAGTTGGTGCAGGACTTTTATCTGATTGTGAGGGAGGATGCCGATGACTGACGCTGATCTTATTAAGGCCCTGCAATGCTGCTCTGCACCATGGACGACTGATGATTGTCCATGTGACGAATGCCCCATACCAAAAGAAAGAATCGGCACGGAGAAAGACATGTGTGACGAATACATCATGCGCCTTGCCGCTGAACGATTGGAGGAATTGACGAAATGAGTATCCCTGTTTACCACAAGATCGACAACGTTTTCGAACGCGATGTCGAAGGCTCAAAGAAACTGATTGAAGGAAAATTCCGCAACAAGGCGGTCGAATTTCTCAAAGATTTACCATGGGAATTTACGGAAAAGATCGATGGTACGAACATTCGTATCTTCTGGGACGGATACCGCGTTTCAATCAACGGACGCACCGACAAAGCACAGCTTCCTCCGCACTTGCTTCATCGGCTCGAAGAACTGTTCAAAACGCCGGAAGCGGAAGAAATTTTCGAACAGAATTTCGGTACGACGCCTGTTGAACTGTTTGGCGAAGGATACGGCCCCAAAATCCAGAATGGCGGTGCGTATCGAAACGACGTGGACTTCATTCTCTTCGACGTTATGATTGGCTGGAATTACCAGACGCGCAGGTCAGTCGAAGATATCGCGCGCATGTTCGGAATCGATTGTGTGCCGATTGTCCTTCGCGGGACGATTGCCGACGCCGTCGCGTTTGTTAAAACCCATCCCAACAGCACGTTTGGCACGGCAAAGATGGAAGGCGTCGTCGGTCGCCCGGAAATTGAAATGCGTGATCGATGCGGAAACCGCGTGATCGTGAAAATTAAGGGGAGGGATTTTGAATAAGCGAATTTAAAAAGGGACAACATATATGGTTTCTGTTTCGCGATGATGGCGCAACGGAAAAGCCAACCTATCATTTATCCCCCAGCAAATCGCTATGTTTGGCCGGATACACTTACGTCGAATACGCACCCAAAAAGCGTGGTGAATGGATGCAAGTCGAGGATGGCTGGGATTGCAGCCGTTGCGGCGCGCACATCACGAAGAAAGACCGCGAAGACCATGAGTGGTTTTACTGCACGATCTGCGGATCACAAAACCTTGAAGGATGGTTTCCGTGTCAAGATTGAAAGGAGAAAAACTGTATGAAGCGCGAAGAAATCCTTGAAGCCGCCCGTAAATGCGTCTGCGGCGACCGCGAAGAAGATTATGGCGCACCGGAAGACAACTTTGTGAGAATTTCCGAACTGTGGGCGTCTTATATGCGTGGTCGCTGCGTTGCGCTGGATGCCGCGATTACAATTCGACCGAACGACGTCGCCGCAATGATGGCACTTTTGAAAATCGCGCGAATTGCAGGCGGCAACGCGAAAGCGGATAACTGGATCGATCTTGCGGGATACGCGGCGTGCGGAGGTGAACTTGAATACTGAAATCTACTGGGACAAAAAATGCGAAATGTGCGGCAGAGATTTTCGAGCGCGTGGGAATCGGGCAAAATACTGTCCGGCGTGCAAACCGTTAGCCGCGAAAGAGCGAGACAAGATGAGGACGCTCAACAGGCAGGAGTACGCTTTCATTGAAAAAACAGAGGTAAAACGCAACATGAAGGTTGTGGAAGCCGCTCGAAAATGCAAGGAACTCGGCATATCTTACGGCGAAGCCGTTGCAAGGGGGTTGGTTTGAATGATTAAACTGGAGAACACCGAAGTGTACGGCTGGAAAGCGGCAATTCGCGGAATGCGGAATCCCATGAACAGTTGGGATAAGTCGGATACCTTGTTCGATGGAAACATGTTCTGCATGGGCGACAATGATTTGAAGCTGATGAAGCGCCTTGCGAAAGCCGGAAGCGACCACCGAAAATTTCTTCGTATGATTACCGTTACCGTCGATATTACCGCGCCGATTTACTGGGTTGCGGAACACGACACATACAAAATCGGTACAACGCGCAACAGTTGCAGCTTCATGCACCGCGGAACCGCAAAAAAATTCGAACTTTCCGATTTTAGTTTTGAAAACAGCGAAACAGAGAGAGAGTTGCGCCGTACAATAACTAAGCTGAACAAACTTCGCACGAAATATATCGAAACGCGCGACGAATCCGTTTTTCGCGCAATCAGACAGCTTTTGCCAAGCGCTTACAACGTGCGTTACACGTGGCACGCGAACTACGAAGTTCTCGCAAACATCTACTTCGCCCGTCGCAATCACCGATTGCCGGAATGGCGCGGGTTCTGCAACTGGATTCTGACCTTGCCTTACTTTGAGGATATTATCAATGCGATTGACAAAGCTTAACTACTATTCGCAAGCCGCGAACAGGGAATACATGAGCGTGTCGCAGTTCAAATCGTTTCTCACGTGCGAAGCTGCGACCATGGCAGAACTGAACGGCGAATACGAACGCCCGACGTCCGTTGCGCTGCTCGTCGGATCATATGTAGACTCATGGTTTGAAGGGACGCTCGACGAATTTAAATCCGAACACCCGGAGATTTTCAAGCGTGACGGAACGCTGAAAGCAGACTACGTCAAAGCCGAAGAACTGATTGCACGCGCACAACAATCGCCGCTGTTTATGGATTTCATGGGCGGGAAAAAGCAGAAAATCATTTCCGGCGAAATCGACGGCGTCAAGTGGAAAAGCAAAATGGATTCCTACCATCCCGGACGAATGATCGTTGATCTGAAAACATCGCGCTCCCTGCATCCCGTCATGGGCAAAAATCTAATCGACCAGTTTCGATACGACATTCAAGGCGCGATTTATCAGCGGTTGGAGGGACACAATCTCCCGTTTTATCTGGCGATCTTGACAAAGGAAGACCCGGTCGACATTGAAATCTGCGAAATCGAACAGCCGGAATTGAACGAAGCGTTTGATTTCGTCGAACACGAACAGCCGCACATTATCGACGTTAAAACGGGTAAAGTGCCGCCGAAACGCTGTGGGGTATGCCCGTATTGCCGACTGACGAAACAGCTTGACCACCCGATTCCCGCAAGCGAATTGGGATTGTCATACTACGAACTGCAAGCAATCAAAGGAGGATTTTAAACTTGAACGCATTGATCTACGCACCAAGCGGCGGCGGGAAGACCGTACAGGTAACGCGAACGCCGGGCAAGAGGAACCTTTTGCTCTGTTCGGACAACTCGTCCGTTGTGCTGAACCAGCCGAAATTCAAGCGGGACAATCTCGACATTCAGACGGTTTCCCACTGGCTTCCGAACGACAAATACAATAAGCCGCAGGAGCATTTCCACGCGCAGTTTGAAACGGCGGTCGAATCTAAAAAATACACCAACATTTTCGTGGACAACCTTAGCGACCTTTTCGATCTGGCGATTCTTGAAATGGACGAATCCGGGCGCTACAAGGACATGCGGCAGGCGTATCAATCCGTGTATCAAGCCATTAAACGCCTTGCGCGTAAAGCAGGGCAGCTTAACTGCAATGTGATCTTCACGGCGTGGGCGAATCAGCAGGAAATCATCCTCCCGACCGGGGAGCGCGGAATGCGCATTGAACCGAAACTGCCGCCTAAAATCATTGATAACGTGCTGGGCTTATGCAACATCGTCGGTTACGTTACGCCGAACAAGGAACGCACCGAGTGGTTCTATATCACGGAAGGCACGCCGAGTCTGTATGCAAAGAATCAGATTACGGGCGAATCGCGCGTGAAGCCGGAAGAAATCTGGGGGAAATAATATGCTTGTGAATCCGTTTTGGTTCGGAGTTATGAGTACAATTCTTGCCGAACTGGTCGTAATGCTTACTATGTCTATCATTGGAGGTTTGAAAAAATGATTAACTGGAACTTTAACCCCGACGAAGCGAAGTCCGAATTTGAAGTGATCCCCGAGGGGAAATACCGCGTCCGTATCGAAAAAGCGGAAACCGCCGTATCTAAATCGGGTTACGATATGATTAAACTGGAACTCGCGGTCAGCGGATATCGAAGCAAGCTGTTCTATTATCTCGTTTTCATGCCCGAAAATTCCTCCATTACGAACTCCAATCTTGCGCGGCTCTGGGATTCTTTCGGAATTGCGCATAACAATCTCGACGAACAGTCGTGGGTGGGCAAGTCCGGCGCGTGCGTTGTGAAAAACCGCGAATACAACGGCGAACAGCGTCCGAATATCTCATATTTTATCGATAAATCCAAGCAGGACAGTCTTCCTCCGTGGCAGGATACGGATATGACTCCCACGGCGTTTGACCCTAACGATTTGCCGTTCTGATGATCCAACTGCGTGATTACCAGTTTGACACGCTGGACGCACTTGCAAAAGCGTTTGCGCAAGGCTATAAACGGCCTTGCGTAACCGCTGCGTGCGGCGCGGGGAAAACGGTTATGTTTGCCTGTCTGGCAGAAATCATGCAGAAAAAAGGAAAAAATGTCTGGTTTTTAGTGCATCGCAAGGAACTGCTCGACCAATCCGTCGATACATTCGACCGCTTCCAGATTAAGCGGCGAACAATCTATATCGGCATGGTAAAAACCGTAGCAAATCACCTTGATTCGTTCCCGAAACCGGACATTATCATTTTTGACGAATGCCATTTTTCTGCGGCCAAAACGTGGCAAACCATCATCGACGCTTTCCCGGACGCACAGCTTGTCGGGCTGACCGCAACGCCTGTACGGCTCGACGGAAAACCGCTCGGCGCAATTTACGACTGCATGATAAACGGCCCGCAGGCACGGGAGTTAATCGAACGCAACATGCTTGCGCCGTATCGGTATTATGCACCGACCGTTGCGGACTTATCCACATTAAAACGACGCGGTTCGGACTACAATATGGAACAAGCGACGGATATTCTGTCGACCGGGGCGGTGTTTGGCGATGTCATCCGAACATACCGTCAGTACGCCGACGGCAAGAAAACAATCTGCTACTGCTCGTCGATTCGACACTCGAAATCCATGGCAGACGCGTTCAATCAAGCCGGGATCACAGCGGTTCATTTCGACGGCGACACGCCGAAAACCGAACGAAATAAAATCATACATGATTTTCGTTCGGGGAAAATAACGGTACTGTGCAACGTCGACCTAATCAGCGTCGGGTTCGACTGCCCCGATTGCGAGTGCTGCATTCTTCTGCGACCGACAATGTCAACGGCGCTTTTCATCCAGCAATCGTGTCGCGTACTGCGTCCGGCACCCGGAAAAACAGCCGTGATTCTCGACCACGTCGGGAACTACATCCGACACGGATTGCCGGACGAGCCGCGCGAATGGACGCTCGATTCCGGGCTGAAAAAACGCGCAGAATACGACAGCGACGGGCGCTTAACCGTGCGGACGTGCAGCGTGTGTTTTTCCGCGTATGACGGCAAGCTGAAACGCTGTCCGTACTGCGGTGCTGCGGCAGTCTACACGCCGCGCGAACAGAAAAACTTCAAGGAAATCCGCTTGCAGGAAATCCGAGAATCCACAAAAACAAAAACGCCGGATCAGTGCCGCACCATGCTTGAACTGGCGGCATACGCAAAACATCACGGATACGCGCCCGGCTGGGCGTATTATCAAGCGAAACGAAGGGGGATACTCCGATAAAAGAACGCGATATTCAAAACGAAATTCGACTGGCTGTTTCGCCGCACGCGATCATGCTGCGCGTCAATTCCGGCACGTTCTGGCAGGGGACGCGAGTGTGGGACGCGCGCAGAAACCAGTATATTTTAACGGACATACGACCCGCCGCAGGCGCACCGAAAGGTACGTCCGACTTAATCGGCATTCGACGCGACGACGGAAAATTCGTCGCAATCGAGTGTAAAACGCCGCGCGGACGCTTGCGGGAAGATCAAAAACTGTTTATCGACGCAATCTTGAAATCGAACGGCATTGCCGGGGTTGCGCGCTCTGCCGAAGATGCTTTGAACCTTCTGGAGGTTTTCAAGTGATCCCTACGATAAAATCACGCATTTCATGCGTCGATTATGCGCGTCGCTGCGGTCTTCCGATTAACAAATCGGGCGACCGCTGCGTATCGCCGTTGCGGACAGGCGCGGATAATAAATCCGCGTTTGTCGTATATGATAACTTTTTCTACGACTTCGTATCGCGCATGGGCGGCGACGTCATCGACTTATGTGCTATGCTCAAACACGACGGCGACAAACGTCGTGCGATTTACGATCTGGCAAAATTAACGGGCGTGACAACTCCCGCGATGCGCGACTGGGTAAACGCCACTCAAAATCTAAACGGTCAGATTCAGCGCTGGCACGAAAATATCACGCCCACCGTGCGCGACTATCTCCACGCGCGGAAAATCACCGACGCAACGATTACCGATCTGAAAATCGGATTCACGTGCGGCGGGGAACAGGACGGATACGCCGCAGGGCGTGTCAGCATTCCGTACTGGAAGAACGGCTATATTTACGGGTACGTCGCGCGTGCGTTAAATCCCGGTCAGACGCCGAAATACCTCAAACGCCGCAACGACGATCTGTCAGACAGCGGCGCGCCGTGGGGACTTCAAACGCTCGGCGATACCGCGAAACCGCTCATCATCGCCGAAGGCGCGTTCGATGCGCTGTCCTTCGCGCAGGAAAAATTTCCCGTCTTAGCGACCATGGGCGGCTATTTCTCCGGCGATCAGCTTAAAACCGTGCTGTCTGCCGCGAAACCGTATCCCTCCGTCGTTCTCACGTTCGACAACGACAACGCCGGATCGGACTTTACAATCCGCATGGCGCGGGAACTGTTTTCGCATAACATCCGTTTTACCGTTGCAGAAATTCCGCGTCCGTCCAAGGACGTTTCCGACTATTATGCAGCGGGCGGCGATTTAACTGCGCTCATTTCGTCCGCGCAGGACGGGCTGGAATTTCTCGCCGATGCGATTACCGACCCGGACGAATTCAAAAAATTCGCCTATCGTGCGGCGCGATATACCGACTCCCCGGAACTGGCACGGATGTTCCACGTCGTGGCACAGCGGGATAATTTCAATCCCGTATGGCTTACGGAAGTGCGTAAAAACTGTTCCAGACCGCCGTCCGAAGACTTCATCGCCAGACAGGTCACGGCGCGTCGGAAGCTGCTCTATCGCGAAAATATCGGCTTTTACGAATACACGGCGGGGTGCTGGCGGTTCCGGGACGATACGCAGATTAAATCGTACATCGGCGACGAACTCGGTTCCTATCGCACGGGATCGAAACTCAATTCCATCCTCAATATCGTGAAAACCGACTGTCTGACCGATGCGGAATTCGACAAATCGCCCGTGTTCAATTTCATCAACGGCACGCTCGAACTCACCGAACACCCGCCCGTGTTCCGCGAACATCGACCGGAAGATTTCTGCTCGATTCAAGCGGCGTATCCGTATGATCCGAACGCACGGTCGCCCGAATGGGAGAAATTCATTCTCGACGTCTGCGCGGATGACGAAATGCGCGCCACGCTGTTGCAGGAAATCGCTGGCTATGTGCTGTTTCCCGACTGTTCGCTCGAAAAAATCTTCGTCCTGCAAGGCTCCGGCGGCAACGGTAAATCTGTATATTTATCCATTTTATCGGACGTTTACGGGCGTGAAAACGTCTCGTCCGTAACCGCGTCCGGCATATGCGATAACTTTCAGCGGATCTATCTTTCCACGTCGCTCATGAACGTCGCGTCGGAAATCAGGTCGAATCTGTCCGGCAGCGAGGAATATTTGAAACAAATCGCGTCCGGCGATCTTATCAGTGCGTGCTATAAATCGAAGAATTTCGTGCAATTTACGTCGCGCAGTAAACTGATTTTCGCCACAAACGGGCAATTAAAGTCCAGCGATACGTCTGATGGCCTGCTGCGACGCTTGTGCATCGTCAATTTCTCGCAATCGTTTGTCGACTATCCCACCAAGCCGAACGAGCGCAAGCGGGATACCGAACTGCTGCCTAAGCTGAGGGACAATCTTCCCGCGATCTTTAACTGGTGCTACGAAGGCTTCCATATATTGCAAGTCGTGCGCGAATTCGTCGAAATGGAGGACGAAGTCGATGCGAAAACCGAATTTATCCGGGCATCGAACCCGCTGATTATGTTCCTTGAGGACATGAACTATCACGGGCAGCATTCCCGCGATTCCATCTATAACGACTATCGCAACTGGTGCGTGCAGGCAGGACACAATCAGGCAAGCCGTCGTTCGGTGATCTCCGGGATCCGGCAGTTGATGAGAGACACACTCGAAGAAGGCTGGTTGAGAACTGACGGTAAGCCCGTCAGAGTTTTCATTTTTCCCGACACAGAAGTGTCACAGCAAAGTGCAACAGAAGTCGCAGAACCGACACAAATGACGCTTGTTAGCACCGATAACACATGGGAGGAACTAAATTGACACACTTCTTTCATTGTCCAAGAGACTATCTGTGACGCAATGTGTGACGCTAAAAACCCTTATTTCTTCTATATTTCTTTAATAGTCACACTTGTCACACATAAAATACATATTAGATAAAATTAGAAAGGGGAAATACGTATAATAGAAATATAGCAACATGTGAGACTTCATGTGTGACAAGTGAGACGTGTGATTTTCTAAAATTTCAAGGAGGTCATCGACTATGCCAAAGGGCATCCCAAAGCAAAAACCGGGTGCGAATACGGCGTCAATCAAAAAGGCGCTTGCTCCGCTTGAACTGCCGCGAGTTGACAAAAATAATCCGCAGGAAATCGCCCAGCGACTAAGAGACTATTTTGAGTGGGCGATTGAAAACGACGTCCGTCCGACACTCATCGGAATGGGAACGTGGCTCGGTGTGAATCGGCAAACGCTCTACGACTGGCGGCAGGGGAAATACCTCGGCAACCCCGATTCCGCACAGGTGATTCAGAATGCCGTCAACTGCCTTGAAGCGATATGGGCAGATCAAATGCTGGACGGCGATTTGCCGCCTGCTGCGGGGATCTTCATCGGGATTAACCATTTCGGGTACAAGCAGCAGGTCGAAACCGTCGTCAAGACGGAATCGCCGCTCGGCGACATGGAAGATCGAAAACAGCTTGCCGCACGGGTTGGTTTGGAAATCCCGGACGAGACATAAAAGCATAGACGGCCTGTAGGCCGTCTATTTTCGTTTCTGAGCGGTTTTTATGGGTTTTTGGTATACTTTACGTCCGACTATCAAAGTGCGCTTAAATCGCAAAATAGACGGGTTCTCGCGTGTGTTGTAAAAAATAAGGGCACTGCCAGTGGCAGCACCCTCTAAACCCCGCACTACTCACGGCGCCAACGTCGCAATACGCACGGGATTTGCTCGCGAGCGGCCTTTGTTCCATAACCCTAACCGCCGACTGGCTGCATTAGAGCATCATCGGTTTTTGTTTGCCGCTCAAATACGCGCCGTTCAACTTCCTTGAGAGGTTGCGCGTCTTATGGATTCATTGTATCATAACTGTCAAGTCGTTCGCATATAAACTGCGACTATCGACTACCCGCGTATTTTTATTTACCTCCTTTGATTAAATATTCGGGTTTTACTTTCAGAACGTGCGCCATTTTAATAACCGTGTCTGCGCGTGCAGCGGCAAGCGACTTTCGGTTCTGTTCGTAATCCTGTATCGTTTTCACGCTGATGTCGACTTTTTCGGCTAACTGCGTCTGGCTTAACCCTGCTTTCTGACGCGCGGATTTTAGGCGGTTGTCTACGTCGACTGTTTCGCGGACGCCCTTTTCGACTTCCTCCCAGACGTCAACCGTGTATCCGCACATGGCGAAGCGGTCGGCGATCCGCACGGCGTCTTCGTGCGTGTCCGCGTACTGCGTCATCGGTAAGCCGTTTCGACTGTATACGATGCGGTATCTCATTTTTCATCACAAAATTTCAGCAAGTCTTAATCCCAGACATGCTCATGGCAATAGTCCTGCCACTTCTTTTCCATTTTCTCGATTGCTTCGTTGTAGTCTTCGCCGCGAATGATCGCTTCGCGTGCATCTTCTCCCGCCGCTGATTTAACGTCATGCGCCGCAGATGCCCACGATTCGGCCTTGAGATACGCACACGCGCGCGGGTATTGCGCATAGAGTTCATCAAAGTCATACTCTGGGCGCGGGCGCAAGCCAACGCCTGAATCTCCGCGTTTCATGTTTTTAGCAAACTCTTCGCGCCACATGGCAACGTCTTGACGGGCGACTTTGATCGCGTGGAGCCCGGGAATAGAATCAATCTGGGCGGCACGGGCTTGCCGCTGTTGGATTTCTTTTGTTTTCTGCGCAATCAGGAACTTCATGATTTCCGGCTTCCGATATTTCAAGACTTCCTGCTGCTCAGGCGTGGGCGTAGAGGGGCAGTAGATGTTCCCACCACGAAGTTTTAGCTTGAAATGCTGCACGAGTTCTTCCACGGTACATTTCTTGATATCGATAACCATAGTATAGATTCCTCCAATGGATTTTCATTTTCTCGCAGTGAAGGCTTTTCCCTTAGCCTTTGCTTTAACCTTAAAGGATTTGCTTTGCGCCTGTTTCAGTTTGCTCCCATACGTTGACGCCGATCACCAAATTATTCGGCGCAATATCGAGGTAGTGTTTAAGAAATTCCAGTTCGGTGCAGGGCGAAACATCGCTGTGAGCCTGTTCGCGGGCGTCGTCGTCCATCATCGCAACGATCTCGTCCCACCCAATTTTGTCAATGGCGGCTTGCAGCTCGGCGTCTTCATCTGCCGCAACAAACGAAACGCCATTGTCGATACTCAATGCGGCAGGATCGTCGTTTTCCTGTTCTTTAAGCCACGCGTTGGCCTTTGCGGCAAGTTCTTCGCAGATTTCGCGGAAATCGCTTCTGGGGTCGTCTTCGACTGCTGCACAGCACGCGCCCCAATCGTCGGGATACTCTGTGTCGTAATCGCCGAAATAGTCGAACTGGTCACGGGACGCGGTAAAAGTTTTGTCTGCCCAACGATAATCGTCCAGAATTTCGCCATCCGTAGTGACGTGGAGATAGTAGACGATGTTCTCGTTTTCGCTTTCTGCACTGGAGTTTTCGCGCAAAGCCTTCATGATTTCTTCGACGGTGAGTTTTTTCATTTTCTGTGTTCCTCCTTTGGTTCCTTGACACTATACTACTGCTACAGCAGGACAATGTCAATCTTTTATTTGCTGATTTTAAAAGTTTTTTCGACTATTTTTCGTTCGACTATCGACTATCGACTATCGACTATTGTATGTGTAAACGTTTACACACTCTCATGTGATTACATGGGAGCTTATAAAACCTACTAAAAAGGTAGGAATTAAAAAGTGCAATTCCTACTAAAATGGTAGGAATTAGCAGTCCCTAATACCTATCAAAACGGTAGGAATTAAAAGAATTGTGTCCAAAAAATGGGACACGTCTACACGCCGCAAAACGCCGTATAACGGCGTGTTTGTGGCAAGCGAGGAATCCTACACGCAACGATAAAAAACGCGTAAAACGCAAAATAACGCGGCGTTTCCGCGCTGGTATTGGGGTTTCAGGGCAAAAAAATACCGGGGATTTTGTCCCCGGTTTCGTTTTAGTATTTTTTTGAAAGACCGCATATCGCGCGTATGATCGCAAATGCTACAACGGCGGCCCATAACACCGCGCGCCCGATCGTTTTCAGTAGCGCAAGCATAACCATCCCAAACGTGATTTTTTTATTCTGCATCGTTTTTCCTCCTTCAAAAGGTTGCGCGGCATGGTTTTTATTCATCATACCATGTCGCGCGGGGTGAAACAAGTGTTAAAAACCGATCTGTACAAGGATAACGCATAGCAAGTATCCAGCACCGTAAAGCGCAAGGCAAGCGGCGATTACAAGCGCAAAATGCGCCGGGCTAAAGGGTTTCACGCGGATTCGCATTTTACACCCCCGTTCGGATGCATTCGTCCAACCGGATTTTATACCCGTGTAGCTTCACGTATTCGCCATTGTAGATTTTGAGCCTATGAGGCGTTTTTTTGCCGCTCCACGCGCCCGAAACGCAATGCATGTAGTCGTCTATACCGTATTCGATTCCTTTGATTTCAAGGCCGTTTAAACCGCTATAGTAAGCGATGGTTTCATGCGATTCGCAAAATTCACGTTTTGTCATTTTTTAGTTCTCCTTTTCGAGCCGCTCAAGCGATTTTTTAATGGCCGTCAACGTCGTTTTGACGCCGTCGCGATAGTAATAGCCGCGCGCATAGACGTTTTTGCAGCTGCACGACACGTCAAACGCGGCGCTGTAGGAGTGGCCGCCTTCCCGCCATTCGACCGCCGGACGGCTATAATACTTCTCGTAGGATCGCCGCCCGCCCGCGTTCCCGGGCGACCGGAAAAAGTACGCATTTGACATTTTTTCGGCGACCGCGACGACGTCCGCGATGTATGCGATGGTCGCCGCGTCCGGCGGCGTCAACATCGCCCGCAACGCGCCCGACATGTCGCGGACGACCTCAGCGATCGCGCCGCCTTCGGCGATTGCTTTTTGTGCGGCCGCATCCCACGCCGGGAAAAAATCGCGGTCGATTTTTTCGCCGAATGGGCGGTAGCCGGTAGCGATTGCGATACCGTCGCCCATGTCGTAGATATCCGCGTTCCAGCCGTATTTCCCGGCGGTGTAGGCGGTCGGTTCCGTCCCCGCGAAAACGTGTTGTAGCGCGCAATACGGCGCGGATACGACGTGCGCAAAGCTGTTCATGACGTTTTTTTGCGTGGTCTGCATCTTCATTTTTATTTCCCCCGTTGATTTTTTCCCGCCTTATAGATATAATAGGGGGCGTGTAGGCGGTGTATTGCGCCCCCTGCTGATTGTTCTACATAGTCCCGCGTTCCGGCGCGGGGCTATTTTTTAGTGTTGTTCTTTGAGTTTCTCGATCGCTGTTAGCACTTCGTCGCGCGTGTCTGCTTTTTTGACGATCAGGATAATCGCTTCAAGCAGCGTGCGCATTTGCTCGTTCGTCATGCCTTGCATTCCTTTCCACCCCCGCCGTGGTTTGATTTAATCAGATATATCTGATCTGCCTATACTATATCAAATATATCTGAGTTTTACAAGCCCTTTTTGCCACTTTTTTCATATTTATCTGAGTATTTTTTAACGTGTTTTTTCTTCAGAGTTTCCGCACATAAGTGCCGCATATCCGCACGCGCGCCGCCGAAAAACCCACCCCCGGGGGAATGGGCGCCCGTTCACCAGCCGAAAAACCTGTTCGAATTTCCGAAAAAATAAAAATACACCGTTGACATACAGGAATATATGAGGTATTCTATCTCTTGAAAGGAAGGTGTCATATATGCTTGCAATGGAAGCCATTAAAGAGGTTATGAAAATCAGAAGTGTCCGTCCGTCTGTTCTTTGCAGTCGGCTTGGAATTAAAGGCAATGTATTGAGTGAGCGCTTCAAACTAAAAAATGTTTCCGTGTCAAAAATTAACGAAATGCTCCGCGCCCTCGATTACAAAATCGTAATCGTTCCCCGTGAAACGCGTATCCCGGAAGGAGGTATCGAAATCGAATGATCTACGGTTACGCACGCGTCAGCACGAAGGGACAGGAACTGTACGGCACAAGCCTTGAATCGCAAGAAGCGTCATTGCGCGAAGCCGGAGCGGAAGAAATCTTCTTTGAAAGCTATACGGGAACGAAAAAAAGCCGTCCCGAACTCAACAGGCTGATGAGCGTTGTGCGGGACGGCGATACCGTTGTCGTAACGAAACTTGACCGCATGGCGCGAAGCACGCGTGACGGACTGGCGATTATCGACGAACTGTTAGGGCGCGGCGTTCAGATAAACATACTGAACATGGGTAAATTTGACAGCAGTCCGACGGGGAAGCTGATGCGGACGATATTTCTTGCGTTTGCGGAATTTGAGCGCGACATGATTGTATCGCGAACGAGCGAAGGCAAGGCGGCGTGCCGTGCGCACGATCCGCACTGGAAAGAAGGGCGCAAGCGGAAAGACGTCGTCGGATTGGAAGAAATGGCACGCCGACACACGGCAGGCGAACTTACGGTTGCCGAATGCTGCCGTGAATTGGGAATCAGCCGAAGCACGTGGTATGCGCGGATGCGGGAATAACCCGGAAATATAAAAAAAACCGGAAATAATAGAAAAACCCGGAAACAAATTCCGGGTTTTCCTGTTTGGTTTTAGTAACTGCCATAGTTTCTATTTCAATCCACAGCCATTATCAGGCTGAACTTGATTAAAATATAGCACGTCGAGTCCGGGTTGTCAAGATTTTTCGTATTAAAGTGAATTTTCGGTATTAAAGTGAATTTTTCAAGCGAACCTCCATCCAATAAGGGTGGAGGTGATTTTTTTAATGGCGAAAGCGAAAGACATGTCGCTTACCGCGATTGCGGAACGTGCGGAACGCAGAAGGGGTATGACGCGCGAATGGTTTGAAGCGGTTCGGCTGTTAGAGGAAGAAAACCCGGCGCTGGCGCACGAACACGGACTGAGAATTGTCGAGCGCGCACGACAACAGGTGCGGAAGAATCCGACGCTTGAGCGGTTCGACATGTATTACCGTGCGTTGCTGTTCATGGCGCCGCATAATTTTGACTGTTATTGTCAGTATATCGAGAAGGAGCGCGATGGGGCGAAGCGATTTTACGTCCCGCGCAGAAAAGCGATAAAACCGATTGTCGATCAGTTGCAGCGTCTTGCGGACGGCGAACTGGACTTGCTGGCGGTGTCTATGCCGCCCGGCGTTGGCAAGACGACGCTTGCAATTTTCTATATGACTTGGCTTGCCGGGCGCGAACCGGACAAACCGATACTCGGAATGTCGCACAGCAACGCGTTTTTAGGCGGCGTTTACGATGAATGCCTGCAAATTATGGATAAAAAGGGCGATTACCGTTGGTGCGACGTATTCCCCGAATCGGCGGTTACAAAGACGAACGCGAAAGACATGATGATTAACGTTGACGCACCGAAGCGATTCACGACGCTTGAATTTTCGTCGATTGGTAGCGGAAACGCTGGCAAGGTGCGCGCCGAAAATCTGTTGTACTGCGACGACTTGTGCGAAGGAATCGAACAGGCGATGAGTCGTGACCGTTTGGATTCGCTTTGGCAGAAATACACGGACGATGCACGACAGCGAAAAATCCGCGATTGCAGGGAGTTGCACATCGCGACTCGCTGGTCGGTACACGATGTTATCGGACGCTTGGAGCGCGCGTATGAAGGGAACCCGCGTGCGGAGTTTTTGTCGATGCCCGCGACGGACGAAGATGGGCATAGTAATTTTACTGTTTGCGGATTTTCCGATGAATTTTACGCTGAACAGAAAAGCATGATGGACGACGCGTCGTGGCGTGCGCTGTATATGAACGAGCCGATTGAACGGGAAGGACAGTTGTATATTGACGACGAACTGCGTCGCTATTTCGAACTGCCGGACGGTGAACCTGACGCGATTTTAGCGGTATGCGACACGAAGGATCGCGGGAACGATTACTGCGTTATGCCGATTGCGTATCAATACGGGAAAGATTTTTATATTGATAAGATAATTTGCGATAACGGCGAACCGGGATCGATTGAAGCGCGATTGATTGCGGAACTGGTAAACAGGAAGGTGCATTTGGCGCGATTTGAGAGTAACGCGGCGGGAGGAAAGATCGCGGAAAAGGTGCAGGAAGGCGTAAAGCAGCGTGACGGACGTTGTAAAATCACGACGAAATTCACGTCCGCGAACAAGGAAACGAAGATTATGGTAAACGCGCCGTGGGTGAAGGAGCATTGTTTATTCCGCGAAGGAAAGAATATTGATTCCGAATACCGCGCTGCGCTGCGTATGCTGTGCGGCTATACATTGGCCGGGAGAAACAAGCACGACGACGTGCCGGACGCGTTTGCAATGCTTGCGGAATTTGCGGAATCGCTGACCGAGAATAAGGTGTATGTATTTCAGCGCCCGTGGTAAAGAAAGTATATTAGTTGCGTATAATATTTATGAGAAGGGATGTGATGATATTTGCATGGCAGAACGAAAATTTACACGATAACGTCCGAAATCACGGCGAATAATGTGGTTGATGAATTGAATAAAGCCATGCTGATTCACAGTCGGAACGCGAATGAAACGGAATATTTGTATAAATATTTCCGTGGTATTCAGCCGATTTTATGCCGTGAAAAAGCGGTACGTCCCGAAATTGCAAATAAGATCGTAGAGAACCACGCATACGAAATCGTACGGTTTAAAACCGGGTATATGGTCGGCGAACCGATCACGTACGTGCAACGCGGCACGGAAAAGACGAACGACGTTGCGACGCTGAACGACGTTATGTTTGCAACGGAAAAGGCGAGTTGCGACAGAGAGATTGCGCAGTGGATGTATATTTGCGGCGTCGCGGTTCGTATGATCCAGCCGGACAGCGAAACCGGGATTAAGATCGACGCGATGAATCCGTGTAACACGTTCTGCGTATATAACGCCGGATTCGGCCACGCGCCCGTTATGGGCGTTGTATTCGTTTTAAACGAAGAAGGGAATCGCGTGTTCGGTATTTATACGCCGAATAGTTACTTCGAAGTGATTGACGGTAACATCGTGCGCGAACAGCGAAACACGCTCGGAATGATCCCGATATTCGAATACGAATTGAACCCGGAGCGCATGGGCGCATTTGAACCCGTATTGCCGCTGTTGGACACGCTGAATAATCTGACGTCGAACCGCGTTGATGACGTTGAGCAGTTCGTGCAGGCGTTTTTGAAGTTTGTGAATTGCGATATTGACGCTGAGGGATTGGAGCAGCTTGCGGCGTTAGGCGCGATTAAGATTAAGGGTGACGGTGCGGACGTCGAGCGAATTGACGGCGAACTGAACCAGTCACAGGTGCAAGTGCTGGTCGATTATTGTTACGAAAAGATTCTGACGATCTGCGGCGTTCCGTCCACGACGAAGGGCGGCACGTCCACGTCGGATACGGGCGCGGCGGTAATTATGCGCGACGGCTGGCAGCAAGCGGAATCGAGCGCACGGGAAGAC